GGTCTCTCACAGCGGCTCTTTTTTGTACATAAGGATTTTTTGAGAGGTTCCTTCCTTCCCTAAAATCATGAAATGCAGCAGGAACAAAAACAACAACCGAAAAGGCCACGTGGGCGTCCGGTCAACCCTGACAATCTCACAATCAAGCAGCTTGTTGAGGGTGTCGGAGTTTCGGATACAACGCTCAAAAAGTATTTTGCCCGTGGGTGTCCACGCGATTCGATCGAGGCGGTCCACAAGTGGCGATCGGAAAACATCAAAGCCGTCGCGGAAGACGCGGACGTGTCAGAGCTTGGCATCGAGAACAAAAGAGCGGAGATTGCGGAGCGGTGGGAGAATGCCAGGACGCGGCAGCAGAAGAATGACGAGCGGGCTGGCAAGTTTGTTCTGAAGGCGGATGTGGAACTTCATTTGCGAATCGCATTGTCACGGATGGTGAACAGACTGAACTCGCTCGGGCTGAAGTGTGCCAATATTTGTCCGTCCGAACTCAAGGCACCGATCAAGCAATCAATCGAGGACACAATCAGAATCGCCCTCAAGGAACTGAGTGAAGATCTGAGCACATTATGAGTTTCGTTGCAGACATCATAGCGGACGCGATCAAACCAAAGCTGAATGAATCGGCAGCGGACTGGTTACGAAATAACTTCTACACACACACGGGCGAGGCATTTAGTGAGCAGCAGTCGCCGTGGGTGACCGCTCCGCAAGGTCCGTGCTGGGCCTGGGACTCGATCCAGTTTCGAATCACGTGGTTGCAGTGGGCCGCCCGAATGTTCAAGACGAACTTTGGTCTTGCCATGCTTCAAATGTCGATGGACCAGCGACCAGAGGAAACGATGTTCGCAACTCCAGACGAGACGAACTGCAAAAGCGTATTCGGTCGGCTGTGGAAGATGATCGAGCACTGCCCGAAACTTCGTCACGAGGCACCGATACGGATCAGGCAGAACAAAACGCAGGTCAAGTTGCGGCGGTCGGTTTGTCATGGTGCCTGGCCACGTGGTCGGTCGAGACTTGCTGACAAATCGATTCGCGTTGGACATGGGAACGAGATTGACAAATGGTTCGCGGAATCGACATCGACGGAAGGGGATCCAATTGAACGCTTCAAGAAACGCGGCGGCGAATATCCTGATCGAAACTTCCTGCTCGAATCGACTCCAAGCATCCGTGGTCGAAGTGCTGTCGAGGCTGGACGATTGCAATCGACAAACCATCGATATCACGTCCCCTGTCCGCACTGTTTCAAGTTCCAAACAATTGAGTTTGGCGATGGAACGCGACCGGGGCAGATTCACTACGAGAAACTACCGAACGGTCGGAGTGATAGGGACCTGGCGAGACGAACCGCTCACTATGTTTGCTTGTTCTGCGAGGGGACAATAAACGATATTCACAGGCCGTGGATGATGAACCTTGGCGTCTGGGTTCCTGCTGGATGTAGTGTCGATCATGAAAAGGCGATGACAGCCAGAGAACTACCACCGGATGATATGAGTTGGCTGACTGGAACGCCGCACAATTGGGGATCGGATTACGGGTCACAACTCAGCGTGTTCTATGCTCTCTTTCACGGATGGGGAGACATCGCTGCGGACTACGTTGCGAAGCACAAGAAGCCGCGATTGTTGCAACAGTGGATGAACGAGGATAAGGGTGAGACGTGGGAGTCACGCCGGACGAAGACGACACCGGAAAAGGTCGGTGAGAGACTCAAGACAACAATTCCACGCAGACTACTTCCAGAGTGGACGAGGCTTGTCACAGTGACTATCGACCAGCAGGCGGCGGATGGTGGGTTTCGCTTGTGGGGGCTGATGGCCCATGGGACCGATCGGCAGTCGCATTTGGTCGATTACGGATTTACGATCACACTCGACGAGGTTTGGGATAAGTACATTCGCAATCCGTGGGAACATGCAGACGGTGGAAATCCAGTGATGCCTCACGCGGCAGCCGTCGATTCAGGGTGGGACACGAAGCGGACATACGATTTCTGCAACGCACATCCTGGCATGTTGGCAATCAAAGGAAGCTCCACGGACCTCAGCGGATTGCCTTACAAGCTGGCAGCGATTGAAAGCGGAGACAATACCGGGCAACAATTGCTGCAGGTGAACACGGACTTTTGGGAAACGGATCTTCAGTCGCGGCTGGATGAGCGGATGCCGGGCGATCCGGATTCACTTTCGCTGTGTGTTGGTGCGGATTCCGATATGGATCTGCTGGAACAGTTGTGCAACGCCACGCTTGCAGACAAGATCGACAACCGGGGCAACGCGAAACTACTCTGGATCAAGAAGGATGAAAACATCGCGAACGATTTCAGGGACGTTATTCGCTACGGTCTTGCACTGGCTCATGCGTACATCAACGAAAATGGCGGACTTCCGGCACGTACAGGCATTTACACGCAATCAAAGACGATCGTCAACGAAGGCACGAGGAGACCAGATGGAAGGGAATGGAATGGGTAAACGTCACGCAACAAATCCGCAGCGGGCATTGCAGCCGAAGGCTCAAGCGAAGACTGTTGAGCCAGAGGTTGTGCCCGATCCACCCGTTCCGAAAACGCGGGTGATCGAGGAATACAGACACTGCCCGATATGCTGGGGTGGCAACGGAGGGTATGGTACTGCGTACTCAACGAACGGAAGCACCCGCTATTACAAATGCACGCGGACAACGAAGCCGGATGGCGTCGGTCCGTGCGGGCATACGTGGACGGCTACAGTACGGCTTGAAGTCATCAAGGTGGAACATCGGCGGGTTCATTTGGATGGTGAGCGTTGATATCTCAGATTTAGTGTGCCACCCTTGCAACACTGGTAATGCAGTCCCCTGCTGAGTGACTGAGAATTGCTGGCATGACAACTGCCAGCGACCTATTGACCGCAACCAATGCCGCTATTCTGAAGACACTCACGTCTCAGGAGTACTACGGTCCGGGCGGTTTGCGTCAGCGAATGGCCGACCTAAATGCACAGCGAGCGTTTCGGCAGACGTTGATTGACGAAATCAATAATTCATCAGACGGCGGAATGTGTTCACTCCTTCGAATGGAGTCACCAACACATGACCGCTAACTTTCTCGACAGAATCATTGGATACTTCTCTCCGTCTGCGGCGGTTCAGCGGATGGAAGCACGGGCCACGCTCGCACAGGTCAACGCACTTGTCGGCACCGGCAAGGGTCCATATGCCGCAGCAAGTCTCAACCGGTTGAACCTGCTTCGCAATCCAGTCGTCAAAGAGAACGAGGTTTCCGGCAGTCGGCTGGATTATCTCAGAGCACAGTCGTGGGATCTGTACCGCGACAATCCGTCATGCCGCAAGATTGTTCGCAGCCTTGAAGCGAAAGTGATCGGGCAGCGTGGGATGCAGCCGGAATCACTGGCAGAAAACATCGACGGCACGCCGAATGTAGAATTCCGGGCACGGGCGAAGCAGCTTTGGAGTTCACTGCAATCGGGTTTCGATTCTCGTGGTCTGCCAGGCAAAGGCGGCTTGACGATGTCAGGTCAGCAGAAACTGGCCCTGCGTTCAGTGATCCTGTCGGGCGATACGCTTTACCGAATGAAGCCAATTAATCAGCGGGATCAGAGTCGCCGCGATCTTCCGATCAGCTTGACGCTGCAACTGGTGGATTCCTGCCGCCTCGCCGATGACCATGAAATCCCGCTCACCACATTGCGAGACGGTCACAGCCTGTTCCGTGGCATCGAACTGAATGCCAGCAATGAGCGTGTAGCATACTGGATCAAGACGGTTCCGATTTGGGCATCCGCCAGAACACCAACTGAGGCGACACGGGTTCCTGTCTCGAACATGGGGCACCTGTATCTCGAAGAAGATATCGACCAGCTCAGAGGCGTTCCGTGGTTCTCGTCTGCGATCCTTCGGGCACGCCGGACGGAAGATCTTGAATACAACGTCCTCACCGCTTCCGCAATGGCAGCGTGTGTCGTCGCAACCTACAGCAAGCCAACAGGGGCAACGCGACTCGGACTCAATCAAAGTGCATCGGATTCAACAGACCTGACAGACACTGACGGCAATACGATCAGCAAGATTCAGCCGGGCATGTTGGTCAACAAAGGCAAGGACGGATCATTCGACCTGCAGTCCCCTAATCAACCGAACATGAACCCGGAAGCGTTCGTGCAGCACTTGCAACGCGGAACCGCAACCGCTGTGCCTGGGATCAAAGCCAGCACAATTACGGGCGATTATCGGAACAGCTCATTCAGTTCGGAGCGATCGGCGGACAACGACACATGGCCGGAATTGCACGACGTGCAGGAATGGTTTGCGTCGTCGTACTGTCAGCCGATTTGGGAAACGATTCTGCGTGCTGCGATGCTGGAAGGGTATTTCGATGGCATCGTGTCAACCGAAGAATTTCAGGCGTCACCAGGACGGTTCTCTGCTGCGAAATGGCAAGGGCCAGTTGCGTTGTCAATCAATCCAAAAGACGACGCAGCGGCGGCATCAGCAAGAATCAGCGGTGGTCTTTCATCACCTCAGATGGAGTGTGCCAAGGTCAACGTCAACTGGCGAGACGTTTTGAACGACGTGGCAGAACTCTATGCAGTCGCCAAGGAAAAGGGCATCGCACCGGAAGTGATCAACAACATCATGGGTGTCGATACTCAGGACCAGATAGCCGCAAACGAAGCGGCGGCCCCAGTCGAGACCACAGGAGTTTCAGTCAATGCGTAAACGAGTCAGAGAAGCAATTCAAAAGCGTGAAGACGTCGGCGTCGATATGGGGTATCGGCAGTTGGAAGTTCGGGCCAGCACACTCAACGTCGATGCCAGAACAATCGAAGCGACGATCAGCACAGAATCTCCGGTGCCGATGCCGGACTGGTCTCGCATGGAAATGGTCCCGGAAGTATTGCTTTCAAGTGGTGCCGAGTTTCCGAAGTCGCGACAGGTTCCGTTCCTTGATTCGCACAACAGAAACAGCGTGAAGGATCAGCTCGGGTCCGCTCGTGAGATCACTGTCGGTGATGGAAAGTTGTCAAGCCGATTGAATTTCAGCACTGCAGCAGGTGCAGAGGATGCGTTCAAATCAGTCCGGGAGGGTCACGTCACAGACGTTTCTGTCGGCTACGAAGTTTTGAAGCGTAGTTTCGTCAAGTCAGGCGAAGCGAAAACATTCGCAGGTCGGACGTTTGAAGGTCCGGTGAATGTTGTAACGAAGTGGAAGCTCCGCGAAGTCTCGTTGACTCCGATTGGTGCAGATGCTCAGGCAAAGCTGCGGGGACTTGATCCAGCGGCAATTCAGTTCCGGTCCCTCAGTGAAAAGGAAGAATTTAAGATGAACGAAGAACTACGAAAGCTGCTGGAAGCCAAGGGCATGCCAGCAACGCTCACCGACGACGAAGCACAGCGATGGCTTGTCAAGAATCCGAACGCACTGGCCGACAAGCCAGAGCCGAAGGAAGAACCAAAACGCGAAGAACGAAAGGAACAGACGTTGCCAAGTTCAGATGACCTCGCGAAACTGGTTGCCGAAGCGACACGCAAAGCAATCGCGGCAGATCGTGAAACCCGAAAGGCGTTTGAAAACGACGTCGATCAGCTCTGCGAACTTGCCGACGTTCCTGAAATTGCTGGTGTGTGCCGTGACCTGCAGGACATTGCAGCCGTTCGCACGAAGATCAAAGAACACAAGGCAGCACAGGCTGAAAACATCCCCTACAGCGGATCTGTTCGAGTTCTGTCAATGGGGGCAGACCGTCTGAAGGCTGACTTGCGATCCGCACTGATGCTGACCGCTTGCCGGAATGCCGTGAACGGCAACGAAGCGAAGCTGGAGAAATACTATCCAGCCGCCGAACGCAGCAAGACAGCCGACAGCTTCCGGCATGCCACATTGTTCGACATGGCTTCCGAGTTCGTCCGTTCGATGGGAGTCGCGACTCTCGGCCTGACCCGTGAGCAGGTTGCCATTTGTGCGATGTTCGGTCCTGAAAAGGCACAGATTCGCGGTGCCCGTGATGGTGGTGCGTACCACTCGACCGGATCGTTTGCGAACCTGACACTGGACGCGATCAACAAAAGCATGATGATCGGATACAGCGAAGTCCCGGCAACATGGCGGGGGCCGATGCGTCAGGGACAATCGGCAACCGACTTCAAGCAAATCCATCGTATGCAGATCGGTTCCATTCCGAACCTGCCAGTGTGGAATGATTCGGTTCGTCCAAACATGGCGAGCTTCGCAGACGGCAAGGAAAGCTATGCCGTTGAAGCCCGGTCGATCGGTGTTGACTTCGGCTACAAGCTGATCGTCAATGACGACATGTCCGCGTTGACAAACACCCCGATGAAGTTGGGTGATTCGGCGGCACGAACGGTGAACGCTGTGGCATGGTCACAGGTCACCAGCAATCCGACGATGCGTGATGCCGTAGCGTTGTTTTCAGATGTCACAGGTTTGCGATTCCGAAAGAACCTGACGACCGGGGCCGGTGCTCCAAGCACAACGACTCTCGGAACATTGACAGCTCTCATGCGTCTGATGCGTGGAGAGAACACACCGGAAGGTGCGGAGAGTGCGGACATCCTGAACCTTTCTCCGTCGTACATTGTTGTTCCGGCAGCACTCGAAACGACTGCGAAAGTTCTGGTGAATTCTGTCTACGATCCAGCCAGCACTGGTGCCGCAACATTCAACCCAGCGACATCGCTGCAGGTTGTTGTTGAGCCGTTGCTTGATGCTGCGAGTTCTACCGCGTGGTATCTGTTCGCCGAACCGACACGAGTCGAGACGGTGGAAGTCACGTTCCTGGCAGGTCAGGAGACACCACAGGTGCGAAGCGTGATGGACGAACACACGCTGGCGGCCACGTACTACGTTCTGCAATCGGTCGCTGCGAAAGCTCTCGACCATCGCGGAATTCAGAAACACGCTGGAGCGTAACGCTTTGTCGATAATTGCCAATGGCCGCTCCATCCGTGGGGCGGCTTGCGGCATTGAATCAGGATCTCGGGAATGTCTCCCGCGAATAGCCCAGTCGGCGAATAGCCGCAACATCCCGAAAGGAAAACCAAAATGATCAATCGAGGAACTCTCTGCTGGCCGAACGAAGGCGGCGATATGTTCAACCGGGCACAAGCCTTCACCACCACGCCTGGTGAAAACGGATGGACGATCAAGGATACAAGTGCTGCCGGTGCTCCCACGTATCTTTGCGTGACGGAGGACGGTGGAGCAGCGAAGCTCACACTGGCGGCGACCAGTGAAGCGGAAATTGTCACGCTCTACACGAACGACGTTTTGACGTTCGATGTGCGGAAACTGAAGCGAGTTGAATACATCGCACTGGTCGCAGGTATCGATTCCGTGACAACTCTGGTGTTCGGAGTTGGCTCGGCTCAAAACGACACGGCAGACAGTGTTGCCACGAATGCCTGGTTCCGCATGGAAGGATCAGTGTCCACCACAGCGGTTGTCGTCGAAACGGATGACGCGACGAACGACAACAACGATGTGGCGACGGGTTCAACTCTGGCCGCAACCTACAAGCAATTCGTGATCGACTTCGAAAGCGGGATCTCGGACGTTCGATTCTTCATCGACGGTGAGCGTGTCGCTGCTTCGACGACGTTCGATATGTCTGCACTGACTGCCGGTCTGAATGTTCAGCCGTTCGTTCAGTTGCAGAAAGCATCCGGCACAGGTGTTCCATCAATCACAATCGCCAAGTGTCAGATTGACTATAACTACGCTTACGGGGCCTAGTCGTGACGCTGAAAGATCTGATGGTCGCCAATATTACCGATGTGTTTCTGGATCTCGAAGACTTCGCGGTTCAGATTCCTCGGTATGTCGGCGGCGAATTGGGCCGCAGCATTTTGATAAAGGCAATCATCACACTGAACCCAGCAATGCCAGACGACACCCGTGGCCGTGGATACATCCATACCGGGCAAATGATGGTTGCTGGGTCCACTGTGGTTACTCCGGCAGATGCAATCAAGTATGAGGGAAACCGATACGAAGTTGTCGCTGTCGGTGATACGGAACGCGGGATGAAGATGGTGGAAATCACACGCTACGAACCGGAAACACAGGGGCTGACTCCGCTCAAGAATAGTGACCACTGATGGCTGCTCTGGATGTTGCGACAACGCTGACGAACCTGCGAACAACGATTTCTGCGATGACCTCGTGGCAGGCAATCGTCGGAGTTTCAACAGCAGCGGCAGCACTGGAAAAGATCTTCATTGGTGGGATCGCAGAAGACACAGAGTCATGCGTCCCGTCGATTGTTTTGGAAGTGGCATCCGTTCCGCTCGAATTGGCGGGAGGGCATTTTCGGACGAGTTCACTGACGATCAACATCTGGTGCGAGATTGCGATTCCGTCAACGTCGATGGCAACCTACGAGGATCAGTATCTGTACGTCTGGGGAAAGTGGTCAGCAGTCATGGCGGAGTTTGCATCGTTGGCGATTGCTGGAAGTGCGTTGATGTCTCAAAGGATTCAGCCGGTACAATTACCGGGGCGGAAAGATCCAGATATCAACCAGGGACGAAAGGAGTGGGGATTCACAGTCGCTGTGGTGACTCACTTGATTTGAATGTTCACACTGGAATTCCACTACAAACGATACCAATTGAAAGAGCGGGCACATGCCGCTTTGATGAAAGAAATCAATATCGGGTTTCAGGAGCGACAGCGAGACGAGCGAGTACCGAAACATTTTACGATGCAAGCGTATTCGGAATACAACGCCAGACCACGATCAGCAAAGTACAACGCTCTCAAGTCATCAGGGAAAGGTGAGTATTCTGACATTCGACCGAACGTATTTTCAGGAACCCTTCAACGATCCCTCAAGTTCAAAATCACGGCAACGCAGAAGGGGTCGAAACTTTACATCACAGGACGATTACGAGACCGAGTCAGTGCAAAGAAGTGGGCGAAAATGTCGCCGCTCCAACAGGCAGCCGAAAGGCGAAAACAGCGACGACTTGCCAAGTGGCAAAAAGAAGAAATCGCGAGACTATCGCGGGCGGAAATCAGACTTGAACTCAAACGACAGGCGTCAGCGTACAAACGCGGAGCCACTGGAAAATACCGAAGGCTCCGACAGAAAAGGATCAAATAGATGACGATTTACACGAATGCCGATGCCGTTCTGGATGCCGTGACGGTTCGCAACATCACTCAGGTCGGACACAAGACCGGGCAGGAAATCCGCAAGGCGATGCAGTCCGGCGGTGCGTTGATTTCACAGGTGAGCGGGAAAGCATCCGTCGAAGTGTCATCTCTCACGACCACGGATCTCTCGACTCTGATCGGGATCGGGACGAACACCTTCATTTCTGTCGGTTTGTACATCGCAGCAGGGACGATCACGATTCCCGGCAAGGTGCGTTCGGCGGGTGGCTTGTTCGTCTCGGGAGCCAACAACGTCGGGATTGCCGGCACAAAGGCACTGATTGTCCCGACGTCGGTCGAGTGTTCGCAGGATGCGGATTTCGCCACCGGTGCGTTTGACATTCACTGGCTGTCGGCGGATGGTCAGACGAAGGGGTGTGATGACGCGGTCTCGACGACACTTGGGGCACAATCGTTCGGGTCGGAGTACGCTCTGGGGCCGTGCTATATCAACGCATCACTCCTGGAAGGCGTGCAGTCGTTTCGTGTGACTCCCGGAATTGAAGTCACTAAACCGCCGCTGGGTTCCGGCTCCGTGTTCCCAACACAGGCGATGATAAAGAAGGTCGAACCAACGATCCAGATTACGGTCAACGATTTCGATGCGGTCGCTGGAACGATCGGAGACTTTACCGCAATGACCTCAGCCGTCTGCTATCTGCGAAAACGTGCTGACGCTGGAGTCTATGCCGGGGCCGCTTCGCATGTCAGTTTCACGTTCGCGGCTGGTCTCACAGATACGGACAGTTGGGACATCAGCAGCAACGATGATGGCTCAGCCACGATCACGCTGCACGGGAAAGCACTCACCGCCTCCGTCGTTGCGTCAATTCCATAAGAAAGAGGGCACGTGTGCATTTCCTCGTCTTCGTCCCGGACTGCAAACCGTCAGAACTCGACCTCGCTGCGAAAGTTGCCGGGCTGACGGGGATACTTCCGGAAGCGAACGTGCTTCCGAATGTCGCCGGTCCGGAGGGGAAAGTCGGAACCATGATAGGGCACCTGTCCCGTGCGAATCCGACGATGAACTACACACCAGCGGAACAGGACTGGATTCCGTCAGTCGTCAAAGACGAGGCAGGGAACCCACGTTATTTCGTCGGGATCTCGAAGGCACATCCGCCTACCGAATCAGAACTCCGTCGTTCGTACACGCAGGCAGGCCCGCTAACGAAGTTCGGCGAATACCGATGGAAACTACCCACTCCGGATTCCGTCGATTCCAGGGCCATCTACGCTGACGACGGGACCATGAAATGGGAAGTGATCCGTCAGTTCTCGTGGGTGTGCGATGAGGCAGACCAACTGCGGCAACAATACCTCGATGAATTCGGCATCCGGGACATGGTGTTTCGCGTCGATCCGACACAGCAAGTTGAGTGGCTGCTCAAGTTGTTGCAGATCAATTACCGGCTCCTGCCGGAAGTCGCCGTGGCACTGGATTTGTGGGTCGGGAAAGATCACATCATCGACACTGTTTTGACGACGCTCGGCCTCACACGGAAGGGGGCATCCGATGGCTAACGAACAGATCACGGTCGAATGGATCGCCACGGCCCAGCAGATGCTCGGAACGATCACGAAGATCGACCAGCGAATGGCCAAGCAGGAAGAGGCGATGGCGAAGCTGGGGGCCACCAGCAAAAAGTCAGCGAACGATGCGGCCAATTCGTTCAACAAACTTGAAAAGGAATTGAAGGACAACGAAGCGGCGTTGAAGCGGATGGAACGCGGGACCAAGGAATTCGATGAGCAACGGCGGAAGGTTGATGGACTCAAGCAGTCGCTCAGACAAGCTAAGGGGGAATTGACGCAACTTGGTGCGAAGCATACTGACCTGCGAGGTATTGGCACTGCAATGATGGGTGCCGTTCATAGTGCTCAGTCGCTGGTCAATGCACTCAAAGCGGTTGCTGCCGCACAACGCGAAATAATCACCGGCGGGGCGGACGCGGCACTCACGATTGATACGCTCGCCAGAAAGTTGCAAGTACAGGCAAGCCTGACAGATCCAGAGCGACAAGCCGCAACAAAGGAAATCCTGCGACAGTCCAGCGACGCTGGACTAACCGCTGAGACAGGGTTTCGCACGGCTACGCAGTTGGTTAGTTCGGGATTTCAGAAGCCTGTGGAGACAGGCACGCTTACAACTGCAATGAAAACAATGCAGGCGGCGAATCTTGAAGGGTCGCCGGAAGAATTCATTCAGGGGATGTCGCAGGTCATGGCGGCATTTGGTCTTGAAAAGACCAACGCAAACCTTGAGCGTGTGGCAGTGTCGATGCAGGGCATGTTTAAGACGACTGACTTTCAAATTGCCGAAGCGACACAGTTTGCAAAAAATGCTGCATTGTTTGAGTCGG